GCACCACGAATACTCATGTCAGCAATCAGATTGGTAACATTACCCATCTCTTGCTGTTTACGACTAGACGTAATCTTTGGAACTGGAGAACCTGCTGGAATCTTGTACTTCTGAGGGTCAAACCCCTTCAATCCTTCTAGAGGGGGGGTTGTTTGAATAGCTTTATTTCGGTTCGGAATAAGAAGAACATAATCGCCGTCAAAGTCAGCACCAGAAAGATGCTCGGCTACTTTGTGATGGATCCCAATAGCATCTTTAGGCGATGTGCCCAACAGTTTCTTAGCTTCCACATTCTTATTGTTGACCGTCAATTCAGGAATTTCAAATGTTCCTGCATGTGGAAAACGAACCAATGCCACACGAGTGCCATTTAAAAGCGACGGGGCATAAACTTCGGTTGGCTTCATTGACGAAACCGGAAGAAGAACCTTTGTCGCTTGGCTGGGCATAGCTGCCGCTTTGAGATGCACTGCTGCCGAATCAGTCGAATCAGCAAACGTCTCAAGCAACTTCTTACGAACGGCCGGATTTGTAAGCTTGTTAATAGCTTCGAAATCATTCAGTCTTTGCTCGTACGTCATGCCAAGTTGCGATCTAGCCAATGCTGGACTTTGCTTTGATAGAACTTGAGACGAGAGATTTTTCGACCACTTGTCCCAATTACCTTCTTCATTGATAATGTTCATCGACGAAGTGACGCGATCTTGCCCTGAAGAATCCTTTACAACGATCTGACGTCTGATCTGTGCGCCAAACGGATTGACAGCATCAATGTTTCCATTGACATCTCTCTCCATCGGCTTCAAAACTTGATCAGCTTTTGGATCCTTCAACTTCATGGGAACAGTTTTAGACTTGTTGGTATTAAACAACAGATCTACGCCATCAGGAAGATCGTCTTTATAGACAGCCATTCCTTTGAGATAGTGTGTGCCATCTACAGCAATTCGTACCTGCGCATAGTGATTTGATCCAATACTGACATCATTCACACCAGGACGAACATAGATAACACCATCTGCTTCCGTTCCACCATCTTCAGCATAGTTGATTGCAACTCGTCTAGAACTCACAGACAACGGAGGTTGAAGACCATAATATCCTCGACCACCATCATCCGAGAAATCCGTTACTTGTTGAATCTGGGAACGATTCGTCCAAGCATCTTTTTGTGTAGTTCCTGGTTTGGCTAGAACCTTGTACGTGGTATACTGGCCGGTGCCCGCTTGTTGAATCTTGAGCGTATGTACTTGATACCCTTCTTCTTTGAGCAAGGCAACAGCAGCATTCAGTTTGTCTTTGCTAATTCCAATATTAGCTTCGACACCACGCCCAACATCAACCCAACTCTTCTGATCGACTTGCTTTCTAAGCATGTCTGAGGTTTGATGAAGGACATTGTTCTTGTCTTTTTGGCCAGGAGCCAAAAGCGAACGAACAGACGATTCGTTGAGCCCCATCTGTCGACCGATTGCCGACGTCGACCAGCCTTTGTCTTGAAGCTTCTGAGCTTGATTGATCTTCTCTTGCCGCTGTTGGGTAGTAGCGATTGTCTTACGAGCACGAAGCTGAGTAGTGGTAATTCCCATACCACGTGCAATCTCAGTCTCTGTCAATCCTTGGCTCTTTGCCATGTCAACAGCATCGAGAAAGCTACGATTTCGCGTGCTTGATCCTGAATCGTTGCCACCCGAACCCCAGGGGTAACGACCTGAATGTCGAGGAGTGCCATAATGTTGCAAATGATCTTCTGCTTTGATAATCATGACTCCTCCTCTAGCCTGAGTTGATTGATCTGTTTATCAAACTCTTGAATTTTGTCCATGATAAAATCAATGTCATCCGGATCAGCGTCGTAGATTACGACTTCATTATCTTGATAGATGCGCAATTCAATACCAATTTTGTAGGGATCTACCTCATACTCAAGACAGAACAACGCAGCGTAAACCTCGAGTTGGTGAACTGAACCTGGAACAACGCCAGTCTTCAGATCAAAGATTCGAAGTTTGTTATAACGAAACGAAATTGCGTCCGCAGTGCCAAAACAATTTTCTGAATAGAACAGAATTTGTTCACAACTCATTCTATGTTGAATTGAATCATTGATGTATAGACCCAAAGTTCCAACATGATCAGAAAGTCTGCCTGCTGCAATTTGCTCTTGTGCATATAAATGTTGAGCCGTCCCATATGCTGCTGCCTGAGCTGTAGTCCAGCGTTCTGCGAGACGATTAGGTGTGTAGTTTATCCAATGATATTGACTTGGGCTTAAGAATGCGTGCTCGCCTTGGAGGTTTAAATGCTTGTTGAAGCGCATCTAGCACCTCCTTTTCATTCTCAGGATAAATAAAGGCGGCAAAAGACATTTCGTCAAATTGCCTAACCCAATGATCTTGGTTTGGGCGAATAGCAGAAGTTGCCGAGGCTTTGACTTCTAATACTGCCCATTTGTCTTCATAGAAAATTGTGAGATCCAACATACCTTGACGATACGCCGAATCGTTTTTCAATACCACACAACCTGGAAAGCGATGATGCAACTTTTTGATCAATCTTGCTTGGTATTGATTTTCAGTCACATAAACACCTCCTTTATAGGGCCTGAGAAAAAAGGTCTCTTCATCTCTCCATATGAGTACGCGAATTTTACACGGGGTAATGTCTATTTATTGGAAGACCTGGAATTCTTGATATGTCGGCCAAACATAAGTCCTAGCAGAAATGGACTGAACAACGTCAGACTCCAGAAGGCCGTACCTTTTAGCACATTCAAATGAGTTTTCACTGATCTCTCCTGTTTTCACATCGCGAATACGATAAGGGATTGGATACAAGTAGGGGTATCTGAACTGCTGGTGGTAACGGATAGCAAACCATCTGGGACGCCACAGAAGATTCTCTACGGCGTTGTTCCATCGATCTCCATCTCTATTGATAGGTGTGTCAAAGATTTTGCTAACAGGGGCTAAGAAGGCCCTAGCCACCAAAAGTGGCACAGATCTATGGTATTGCCTTCTGTATCTCATAAGCCCGACATAGACAACACCGTATTGATTTTGATTAAGCACGAGCAACTTGTCAAATCTGTCATTTCGGATACAGCCATGAGTACTAACACTGTAATTTGCGAAATGCGGTATCGTTGCCCATTCTTCAAGCATCATCCTCCAATCTTTAAAACGGCCCTCGGGCAAGCACAGACCTTGGTGAAGTATGCGGGACGAATTTGCCAAGATTTTGTGGCAAAAAACTTTTTGTATTTATCAACCTAATGTCTATTTATTTTCCGCGCGTAAGAAATATAAGAGTAATAGGCATATACGTGCATTATATGAGAAAAGTCTTTTGAAAAAATCTTGGCAAATCTAAAGATTACATAAAGATGCTAAAAAGTGCTCATTTGCAGGCTAAAACCCTCTTAGATCCTCTGAAAACGTCTGGTCAAATCTGGTCAAATCTGAAAATCACAGTTCTAACTCGTCGAAATACGTCGCATTGAAGTTGTGTTTTGCCTTTAGCGAACGCCAAATTGCGGCATCTACGACACTCCTCGAGCGAAGGGTAAAATACCACAGATTTTGGTACGGAGTGTTAATTCGGTCAATTCGGCCATGAGCTTGCTCCCAATTTTTGTACGAATAAGTGAGCGAATAGAACAACATTGCGTCCGTTTCGGTGCACTCCCAGGCCTCTGCTCCTGCTATGTACTGTACCAGATAGACCCACTTGTCTGCTTTGGGTAGATCTTGGTGTTTGTGACCGTTCCATTCAGCAATTTCGAACTCTCCGGACTCACCTAAGCCCCGTAGAGCCTCTAATTCGTAGTCGAAGTTGTAGAATACTATCAGACGTTGATGTTCCCTCAGAACGGCTCTGACAGCCTCTAAACGCGATTTGTTCGAATTGACGATCTTTCGCATCACCATGAACAACTCTGAGATATCCCTGATAGGACGGTCCTTGTAAAAGTCCCATCTGTTCTTGATCGTCGTCTGTAGGAGCACATCATCGTGATCTACATGGATGATCTTGGAATGTCTAATTGTCTCTTTCATGTACGGCATGTGAACGAGGATCTGATTACGCAGCTTCTCGAGCTTCTGTACTCCTAGGTATCTATCCACCTTAGGGAACTTGGCGTATGGTGCGTACACGACATGTTCAAGTTTGAAGGCAGTTCGATTTCGGTAGAAGCCGTTGGCAATGAATACAGGGATGTAATCCATCCATGTGTCCCCTGGCGTGGCACTGAGCATAATCCAAGAGTTCTTCTTGGCAATTTTGAGAAACGCCTTGACCCAGGCTCCAGCTCCAACCAGACGCTGTTCGTCGAAGATGAAAAAGCAATCTTTGTAATCTGCATACTTATCGATATTGTTCCAAGAATCGACGGTGAGAAGACCCGCAATAGTACTATCCTCGTATTTGCTGATCGCAAATGCTG